CCTATACACAACACCATCAATCTGAATTAAGTTTCTAAAATCAAGACTATTGATGTCTGATGGCCTCAGCATTACTGAGCAACTGACTTGCTTTCCAAATCTTGATATCAATTCCTTGATAAATTTCTCATGATACAGATATAAGTTGTTGGTTGGATAGCTTGATGTGGACCAGAACACATAATCAGGAACACCAAAATTAAAATCAAAGGAAGGTGAATCCAAGCTGTCTAAGTGACCAACATAAGGATAGTCAGCCTCTGCATGATCAACTCCATCCTCATCTCTATGTATCCATGCTCCAGTTCTTAATCCACCAAGTTGCACCAGGAATGGCTTGCCTTTCTTTTTCTCAATCAAGCTGGTGCCATCCTCATTGAACTTCACCTGGAATGATCTTGGCACAATCAAGTCAGTGAATGTGCTTTCATCAATTGGAATTCTGACCAATAACTTTTGGCTGAATGGTAACTTGAATGATGTGTCACTTGTTGCAAATTGACTTTGACTCTGAACTAAGAATGAGCCATATTGCTTTTGAACATCATCAAGATATCTTGTATTCCAATAGTCATCATCCTGTTCAAAATTAAATTTGTAATTCTTAGCACTGAAGTTTATGGTTGGCTCAACCTTTATCTCTTTGCTCCGGTCAAGTTTATAAGTCCAATCAATAGCATCTCCACTGGCATTGTAAAAGTCACTCAATGGCTCAATCTCTAAGATGGTTGGATCTGCTGTTGATGGCTTGACATACAAGTTAAATGCAGTGACAAGTCCTTTAAAGAATTGATCACAAGTCATGTCAGGAAGGAATGAGTCAAGGAATACTGTACCTCCTGCTGTCAATGATTGAGCTTGTTTAATTATGTTAAGCTCAGCTGTGTTGCTTTGTATTTGATATGTTGTTGTTGCATTCGTTATGTTCAATCTCTGAATGGTTGTATTGCTTATAAATAAACCAAGCTTAATTGTGATCTGATCATTAATTAATAGATTGAATTGCCTTGAATAATCAAATGAGAATGTCAGTGATGTTGTATCTGAATTTATGAATCCAGAATAAACAACATCTTGGCACATTGGAATATTATTTTTATAAATGATTATTCTAACAGAATAAGCTCCATTAATTGTATATGCTCCAGAGCCATTGCCGATAATTGTGATATCAATATCATGATCACCATAGTAATTAACATTAAATAAGCCATCAGTTGCTGCTACAAATTTTAATGGATCAGTTGTCTGAGCTTGACTCAAATTATCTTGAGTAACTGTGCAATCATAATTATCAGCAAATTGCTGATCAAATGTGTTTATGTATCCTCCTGGGCCTTCAGGATCGCTGTAACTTAGTATTGATCCATTGAAAATATATCCACTTGTATTATTATCCTCAGTTGTGAATAATGAATCAAAATCAGCCTGATCTTGTGTAATGGTTGGCAAGTCACCTCCAGGATAGGCCATCAACATCTTCTTGAATAACTGTTGCTCAAGGAATTCACTGGCCCAACTTATGCCAGCATAGTTAAATGACTTCTCCAATATCTCATAGCAGAATACTTGTGGAGGAATGTGCTCAACTCCAAATGTGTCCGGTGTTGCTCTAATATATCCATAATCAATCAAGCCGTAGTAATACCCCCTACCAGTCCACCCTTGTGAGTCTTGATTGCTGGATGGACTTCCATTCAATTGGATGATTCCATCCCATGTATCTTGTTGGTTGTCATAAGTCAATGCATGATTGTACTCTGACCATCCAAGCTCATTGATCTTAATCTTTGCAAGCCTTGAGATGTAGTCAATGGTGTCACTAACTAAGGTGATGTCAAATGACCTTATTCCATCCATTAACTTACAACTCATCAACTGAGCAACTCCATTAAACTCAAGCAAGCCATTCTGATAGTATTGACATTCAGCCTTTATGCTTGGATCAAAGTCAACAAAGTCTGAATCAGTTCCTGAGATATCCTCGGTTGCTGACAAAGTGAACACACTCAACATCAAAGCTGTGTTGTTCCTTGTTCCTGGCAAGGTGATAGTCTTGGACTTGTTACCTTTCCGAGCTGTCAAGTCCTTGATGTCACTGATATTGAATGTCAATGGGAATGGAGCATCTTGGTCAATGTCAACCAGTCTGCCATTTATGAATAATTCTCCAGCCATTAGTTAAGTTGTGATCGGTAGGTATATGTTCTCTCAATTGTAATCTGCTCCTGAATCAAGCCATCTGTTCTCCTTGTCTTAAGTTGATAGGATGTATTGGTCACTTTCACTGGCTCAAAGTCAGCTCCATAATCCACCTCAAGATAGACTGATGGTGACTCAAGCAATGATCTCACTAGCCATTGTTGTATATCCTGATGAATCCAATCAGAGTTCAATGTTAATAAATCAGATGCTGTCTTGGCAAAGTCAACCTTCTCCCCTTGATACAGGGGATATGTGTAGCTGTTGCCATCCCACACTCCTTTCTCTCTCTGATATCCATAGCTTTGGACATTTGTTGAGTCAATTGATACCAATGAGAATGTGAATGAATCCCAGGCTCCATACTTATTCAACCAATGCAATCTCCTTGTCTCATATCTCTTGCACTCTCTATCAAGATAAATTGTATATGTCTCTGAGCTGCCATTCTCTGCCCCTACACCAGTACCTCTGACAATAACCTCATAATATGCTGAGTCATCAAAGTTAGCTTGTGTGATTGCTGTATTTGCTATGATTGTGGATGGGGATGCATCAACAACAAGCAATGTGCTCAAGGTGATTGCTGTCAATTCATTGGCAATGGTTGTGCCTGCTGCATTCTTTAATCTGAATCTGACATTCACTGATGTATCTGTGCAAATAATTCCAAGGAATACTCTCTCATCTTCACCACAAAAGAATGTCCTTGCCCTTGGCCAATCAGTCAAGAATAATGATCCAGGAGTAAATGTGCTTGTTGTGCTTGCATCATACTCCTCATAATTAAAGTTTATCCAGTTCTGATGTCTCAATGCAGCATTGAATGCATATAGTGTTGAGCTTGTTTCACTATCTTGAATTACTGGTGTTGATCCATATTTTTCATAGACAATGATATAGTATTCATTTATGGCTGTATCATAGAAAGTTGTCAAGCTACCATCAACAACTAATGGACTTGATAATGTTGATTGAACTGCTTCAGATACATCAATCCTTGACAATGTATTGAATTGCCTGAATACCTCTTGAGTCAATCTCAAAGTTGAGTTAATATAAACCTCAACCACAAAGCTGAAATTAGGTTGTGCAGTTTCATCACTGCTAAATGTGAACACCAATGGATTGCCAGCTGGTGCAATGAGTTGTGGCTCATCATATATTGTTATTGCCATTCTTTGTAAAATTAATTTGAAACATTAAACCAGTCAGCTCTGCCAGGTCTCTTCCAATCCTTTCAAGTACATCATCATTAATCACATTCTCAGTGATTCGCTTAGGTGTCAATCCCCTTTGCTTGATGTTGGATGCAACAGCATAAGCATGACTCATGTCAAGTCCTTTCCACTGACTGATGGCTGTTGCCATGTTGTGAGACACACCAGGATAGTTAAATGAGAATCTACTGCCATGGTTATTTGTACCAACAGCATTAACACCCTCATCAACAAATGGATAGTAATCCTCACCCTCTAATCTGAATGACAGCTGTCCAGTTGGAACAAAAATGACTGTTTGTAATGTTCCAGTATTCTTAGCAACTTTACCAATGTATTCTCTAAATTCTTCTTTAAGTTTATCTGATAGCTCAATTATGAACTTCTCATAAACTGTCATAGGTCTTTGAGATGCCTCTTGAGCAGATATACCTAAATTAATATCATCAAGAAAATCAAAGTCTGCCATTACTTAATATACGTTTATGTTCGTTCTCATCAACTATCTTAAAATAGTTCATCCAAAACAATGTAGTCACATAAGGCTGTTGTGTAATTTTTTCCACACTGACTCCCATTTCTTTGGATAGTCTATGTATGATAGTGGTCCAGCTAAACCACTCTGAATCTTTAAGTCCTGCTCCATCATCATCATTTCCATCCTCTGCCTCGCCATCTGTATCCCTAATATAGCGAGCCTCCGTTTCTCCGATAAGTCTAAAAAAAAACTGAAAAAGTTCAAAAACTCATCCCCAGGAAAATGATCCTTGAACTCCTTATATCTATGGTCATTGGGATTCAGCACTCTTCCTCTGTCATCCTCTTGACAATACTCCATCCCTTTCTCAACATACATGATGGCCAATGCTTGACATGGATCCTGACTGATATCCTCAATCAACTTCAAGTCAATGATCTGACCAGTTGAAACATGACCAAAGTTTTTCTCAAAGTAATAGTCCTTGCCATTGATAGTGATATCTGACTTTGGCTCTTCATATTTATATGTTGTCAACAACTGGAGAAGATGGTTGGCTGCCACTTGGATGGACTCTATGTCTGCTCTCTTTATCTTGTTGATTGACTCACCACTAAATAAGCTGAGCAACTGACATTGGAAGATCAGCAACTGAGTAATGTCATCCTTCTGTTTACTCATAGCCTCAGCCATCAGCAGCCATCTGGTCATCTGCTCTGGATTGCAGTTGCTTAATGTGCTTGGTAGTTTTATGTCAAGTTGTTTCATACTCTCAATGCCATGTATCTTCCTCGGTTGCTGTATTCCTTTCTGCTGTGCCATGCTAATGCTGTGGATATCACACCATCATCATGCAGTCCAGCTGGAGCAGAATAACTCACATTCCTTGTGTTTGGATTGTAAATATAACTAAAATTATCTAACTCATCTATCAGCCATTGTTCATTTACAATTGATATACTCATCTGTTCAAATGCAACAGCCAAGTCCTCAATGATGATTGGCTTGGTCTTGGAGCTTGTGACAAATGGATGGATGAGATTCTTGCACTTGGCTTGGAGCATCTCAAAGAATACATCACCTTGGTTGTTGACCTCCACTAATGTGGTTGCATTGTACTGTCTGATTATCTCGGCAACCTTCTCAATGATCTTGGTCCATTCATCATGCCTCCACCTATGTGCAGCAACCATCTGACCATCTTGATTGAGCAAGGTCAGTACAGTGTAGTCATCAGCTCTACCAATGTCAAGACCAGCAAACATCTTGGCAGTCTTGGTACCTGGATTAACAACCTCATGAACGTTCTTGAATATACCTGATGCATTGTCAATAAACTCAGCCAGATACTCTTGCCGGAATACATGATCAGGCAATGACCTCTTCCTTTCATCCAATTCTCTTGGATCAATCATGGGATTGTCATAGGATGAATAATGAAAGTAAGCATATCTATCATCATAGTTAGGTTGCATGCAGATCCTATGGAAATGATTCTTGCCTTTTGGAGTTGAGATGAATATAACCTTCTTGCCTTTCACCAGGACAGTTGCACTCAATACCTCATCCCACAGCTCAGGTCTTGTGAAGGCCATCTCATCAACAACCATGTAATCAAATGTATTGCCTCGGATATTGTCAGGTCTCTCACCTGAGAAAAATTCAATGGTTGATCCAAAGCCTGTGACCATTAAATCTGACCGGTTGAATGTAAACAATCCACTCTTGGCAACTGCTCTCTCCAGGTCAGCAAATACTTTCTTTCCTTGCTTATAAACTGGAGTCACCCAAGCTATATGGCAACCTTTATCATTGATGGCCCACCATAAAAGTTGATTGATTCCAAGCAAGGTCTTGCCAAACTGCCTACCAATGTTCAGAGCATAATACTTCTCATGGCCATGGTTGATGGCCTCATGAATCTCTCTCTGTTTGTCATGTGGCTTGTAACCTTTGACTGTACTCATTCAAAGTCAAACTTCTCTACATTCTTAGTCTCAAGTTGCTGGCGATCATGCATTCCAAACTTATTCTTAGCATAGAATATACCCTTGCCTTCATTGGCCACAATGTTCTTTCCAAGAGCAATGAATTCACCATCTATATTTTTAATAGTGTGACATTTGTCAGACTCTTCTCTCAGCCATCTGTACCAAGTTCTCCTATCAATTAATTTCATTCCAAGTTTAATAGGAATCCAAATCATAAGAAAGTAATCAATGGTAGGAATATGTCTATCAGAAATGAGCACAATCTCTCCTTTATTAGAGATCATCTCTTTTTTATGATTGAGACATTCTTGGACATATTCAAAGCCAAGATCTTCAAGTTGATCTATTACTTCTTGATTATATGCCATTTAGATACAATTATTCTCTTATAATATATTATTGTTCGATTATTTACAATACTTAACATAGAAAGTATATGGCAGTACCTTCATCTTAGTAAGTATCCACAGGAGGATTCTGTACTTCTTAAAGTCATACCTATCAAAGTCAGATCTATCTCTCTTTCTGATGTTGATCAGTCTGAGCATTCTCTCTGCACTTGATCCGAGCTTAGTGATATCAAACTCTGACTTATTATTGAACTGCTCCATTGCTTGCTCTTTGGTTAGCTTACCACTTCTCACTTGAGCTGCAAGGTAAACAATCCTTTTATCAATTCCAAACTTCTCAGGGAGGAGGAATGATCCAACAAACTCAGTATAAACATTCTCACAATGCTTTCCACCATAATCTTGCCAGTTGATTAGTCTCTTCATTTCAGCCTCCATTGATTCTCTATCAAAACCATAGTGGAATGGTCTGACATTCTTGATTCCTATTGCAGCATAGAATAGTTGATCCTTGAAAGTGAATAGAGGATAGTTGTGCAGTCTGAGTCCGGTATATTTGTTATAAACTGATTGGATGTATTTAGCATCCATATAAGTCCATCCTTTTGGTGTTGATCCTTCAGTCCTGAAATCATGACCATTTAGAATGTACTTGATATTGTACTTGAATGCAGTATCATACATGAGCTTGGTCATTGCAATATCATTAGGAATGTCAGCATCAGGAACACCGGCCCAAAGGAATGCATCATTAAGTCTATCATACTCCTCTTTATTCACTGTATATGTGATAGAGTCAACACCAAGGAGCTTGACAAGTTGGCTCATGTTGTGAACAGCTTCTGGAGCATTCCAATGATTGTCAAAATGAATAACCAAAGGTCTAAGACCCCAATACTTGACTGCTGTAAATAACAGAGTTGAGGAGTCAATTCCTCCGGATATCCCCATGATACAATCATAGGTCTTATCTCTCCCTTTTGCTTTTATCTCTCTAATGAGGTGCTTGAGTTCATGAGGATTAGCTTGCCTTTCCAGGTCATCATGGAGATCACAGTATTCACATTGATGCTCACCAATATGAGCAATGCTTTCATCAAATAAACAGCGGGGACATTCTTTCATAGTTAACAAAGTTATAATAGTTCTTTAATTTCAGCAAATTCTTTATCTAATATCTCAGCATTTAATTTCTCAGACCTCAACACACCATCCCAATGATCTTTAAACTTATGCTTGTTCACCCACTTATCTGTTGAGATGGATAGGAGTTGCACTGACTTGTCACATTCCAGGATCCCAATATCTTGATTTGTTTTGACAGCCTTGATCCACATGGACCAATCAAGGCCAGAGTTGAGTTGTGGATTGAATGGAGTCCAGTTGATTCTATCAAGGAATTGTTTATTAAGAAAGCGACCAATGCCAATAGGCTCATTCTTTCTAAATGAATCCTTGTAACCTTTCCAATGAACTAATCTTAATTGATCAGATACATCAACAAAATGGCAACCAAGCTGACCTATCATTCCAAAGTCCTTGCTGTGTTCCTTGCATCTCTGAATGTACCCATCACTGCACCAATCAGATGACCCCATGAAGATGACAGCATCAGCATTGTAATTCCTTGATGCTTTAAATCCTGTGTTCCATTTGTTACCAAGAGGATCATTGTCAATGGATATAAATTCACAATCAAATTCTTTTGCTATCTCATTAGCTTCTTTCTCATGACCTAAAATTATCGGAGTGACTCCTTGTCTCTTAAGTCTTGAGATAGTTAATCTGAGCAGAGGAAATCTACCAAATACTGGTATTGGTGCTGTGATTATCATTGTTTTATTCCTATGAAATGAATTTTCGGAGTAAGTTGTTCACCATCATTGATTGACTTTACCAGTTTTGACATGGCCTTTCTGATGCAAGTTGAGCATGCAATGTTGACCTTACCAAATCCTCTTGAGATATGCCATTGATTAAGTTCTTTCTTGAGCTCAGCATTCAGAGCAAAGGATCTTGTCTTTGAGTATCTCTCAGCTTGCTGGATAAGTGCATCACTTGGTTTCATAGATAAGGATTAAGTCAGATAATAGATAAGTCAGGAATGCAAGTCCAATCAGATGCCAATCAAATGCTAATGCAGCCAAGATTGATATCCAGAAGGATAGACAGCTCTGACAATTGAATGGTTTGTAATCAGGGAGATTGAAGCTCATAAGAGCTCTGGCTATCCCTAATGGTATTGTTGTTATAATCAGATAAATCATATTTGAATTGTTTAATTGCCAAATGAATTGTATCAAGACTAATTCCAGT